GTGTCCGATCTCGCGGTGTGTTTGTAGCTGGAGCCCCCTATATGGGCTACAACAACAGAGGATCAATGAGGTGACACAGTAAAGAAAATTTGTATATTGTACAAAGACCACAAAAACCTGTATAAATAAGCAAAATGCCATCAATTAACGGAATATCAGATTTTACTGGATTTGATCGCCAAGCAATTACTAGGAGAGTTAAAAGGTTTGGACTTACTGGGGAAATATCATGTAAGGATGTATTCGATTTGAAACCACTTGATGAAAAACACGCCAACAAACTTAGTTTGGAAGAGGCTAGAACTGATTTAGCGGTCGAGGATGCAAGATTAAAACGATTACAAGCGGAAAAAATTGAAGGAAAGGTTGCAGATGTGGATCTTTTATTGCAAGCGGAAAACGAATTATTGGAAGGAATAGCGGCAATAATTAAATCTAGTTCATTGGAAAAGGATAAAAAGGACGATATTTTTACGGCAATTAGGGATCATGGACGTAAATGGGAAGATGGTTTTAATGAATAATTGCAGTTATAAACGTTATAAACAGTCAATTGCGGAAAATATTGGCAAGATATTTTCGACAGAAGATCAATTAACAGCAATACAGTGGGCAGAACAAATTAGGCGAATGGATGGTGGCAAAAAGTACAGATTCGATTTTGCACCGTACCAACGTGAAATGATGGAAACACCATTTGACTCTAATGTGCAGATGACTGTTTTCCAATTGGCATCGAGACTAGGCAAAACCGAAGTATGTATGAACATTATAGGACATTCAATTGCAGAATGTCCACGTCGCATATTAACACTTTATCCAACATCATCACAGGCAGAAAAGTGGAGCAAAGAAACACTGGAAAAGGAATTGTTTGAATCTACACCACAACTGCAATGGTTGGTTCGTGGTGGTCGAAGAAATTCAAGTAATACAATTTTGCACAAACTATTTCCCGGTGGATTAATTAACATATTTGGAGGCAATGCCCCTGGAGAAATGCGTAGGGCAAAAGGCAATTTATTATTTGCTGACGAGGTTGATGCATTGCAAGCCAGTTCTGGCGATGAAGGAGACCAACTTGAAATCTTTTGGATGCGTGGTAGTGAATATCCTGACACAATACGGATTGCCGCTTCATATCCATCGGTCGAGGGCAGAAGCCGTATTGCACATTTGATGGAAAACAGTGATTACAGAAAATGGTTTACCCCATGCACTAAATGCCACAAGGAATTTGTAATGTTACGAGACCATTTGAAATATCCAGAAGGCGAGCCAGAAAAAGCTGTTTTAATATGTCCAGAATGTGGCGAGGAGCTAACTGATAAAGATCGAAAATTAATGGTTCAAAACGGACATTGGAAAGCTACAAAACCATTTAATGGCATTGCCGGTTTTTGGGGAAATGGTATGTTATCACCTCATCCAATACAAAAAGGATTTAAATCACATTTGCATTGGATTGCAACACAGGAGGAAATAATTGCAAAAAGTGACAATCCAGACCGAGCCAAACACGTATTTGTGAATACGTTTGATGCTGATTGCTACAAGCCCGAGTTTATTGAAGCTCCAGAATCATCAGAATTATTGGATCGTCGGGAAGATTACGACCCAAGAAAACAATTGCCAGAAGGTGTTTTGATAATGACGGCAGGGGTTGACATACAAAAAAATTACATTGAGACATCTGTATGGGGTTGGGGAGAAAACAAAGAAAGTTGGTTATTGGAACATAACATTACACACGGAGCACCAGATGACCCAGGGACATGGAATGCATTAGAGGAATATTTATATTCTTGCCGATATCCACATCCAACTGGACATGAATTGGCATTAATGACGTCGGGAAGTCGGGTTATGGTTGACGCAGGTCATTGGAGTCAGCACGTTTTTCCATTTACATTCAAAAACCAAAGAATGGGTGTGTATGCAATTCAAGGGTCGCCAACAATTAATGCACCAATATTAGGTAAAGCTAGGGTTGCCGCATCGCCAAAGGCTAGAATATATCCAATTGGGGTTAACCAAGCCAAGGACATAATTTACACCCGATTAACATTGCAACAAACAAACGACGGAAAGTTTCCATCTGGTTTTATACATTTAAACAAAGCGGCAAGTCCAATATTTGTTGATGGTTTAACTTGCGAGTATGGTAAGGAAGAAATATTTAGAGGCGAATTATTTACACGATACGTCTGCCCGCCAAGAAAACGAAATGAACCATTGGATTGTTTAGTCTATGCATTAGCCGGCAGAATACAAATGAATCCAAGATTTTCTAGAGTTAAAGAAAATTTATTGGCAAAATCAAAACCAGAACCAACAAAGGGAAGAAAAATTAGAAAAAGGTCGAGATTTATTGGTGGATTCAAAACATGAAAAAATTAGAATCATTAACCGCACTTGAAAATGAATTGGATCCTTTGCAACGGGTACATTTTCATATTTTGATACAAGCTCGGCAAGATTATTTAACGGCAATGAATTGGGGTTATATTAATGAGGATGGAGAAGTGGAAGAATCTAAATTAAAATACAGAAAGGGTGGAAATGCATTATTAGGTGGTTTTAATACTCCTTTATATAAAAAGGAACTGTATCAATTGGTGGAATATTGGAAAAGCAATGTGCCATTTATATCGTTGGAAATTTTGAATATTACAGGTTTTGATATAACAGATATTTTGTCCAAATTAAATTATAGTTACAAATCCCGAAAATGATGCATAAATAATAAAATCTATAAATAATATAAAAATGTATTATTTTTTTAAATAGTGGCAGATACATCACCAAAACAATCAATTTTCGCAGGCGATTCATCCAGTTGGGTTAGTTCATTTAATGACTATTCAGCGGCAGAATATGAGGGCATTATAACATTTCAAAAACATGGATTTGATCCAGTTAAATTAATTGCAACGGCAAGCGGTACGGATTTTTCATTTACATTTCCTGCCGAAAAGTCCGCATTAATGCAACCAGGGAAATGGAACTGGGCAATTAGGGTTACAAAAACGACCACAAGCAAAACAGTTTTAATCGGAACAATTGTCATCCGACCAAATCCAGAGCGAGTTCATGAGGAAACATTTTACGAAAAATGCCTTAAACTCGTCAAAGATGCCATTGAAAATCGTTTAATTGATGTTCAAGAATCCATAAGCATACTTGGGCAAGACATTACAAAAGTTCCAATAAATGAATTGCACACATTACAACATTATTATCAGGCACAAGTTAATAAGGAACGTAAATTTACAGAGCAATTAATAACTGGCAGGAAAACACGCAGAAGCAGAATATACCTTAAAGACTAATGGCATCCAAATTTATTTTTGACCGTAAAACTGGTAAATTAAAATTAAAACAACAAGCAAAACGAGCTTATGGAGCAGTGATATCTGATCAATTGCAGGAAGGTTGGACAACACCTTTAAGCAATGCCCATTCAGAATTTAGAGGTGGCATTGTCAGATTGCGGAATATGACAAGGGATTTGGAGCGATCCAATCCGTATGCAATTAGATTTTTAAATGAATGGGTGACCAACATTGTAGGAACTGGATATACATTTCAAAGTTTAGCCGTAAATGCACAAGGCAGAGAAGATCGATCCGCAAGGGAACAAATCGAGGAGGCATGGAATGATTGGAAAAAAGCAAGAAATTGCTGTGCTTCTGGTGATATGCCTTACAATGAATTTAAAGCATTAAGTGAGAGAGCTTGTGCAAGGGATGGTGGAGTATTAATTCAAAAACTTAGAGGTTTTGACAATAAATATGGTTTTGCTATAAACGTTTTGGAAATTGATCGTTTGGACGTTAATTACAACGATAGAAAATTAAAAAATGGCAACCAAGTTATTATGGGAAAAGAAATTGACCCGTATGGTTGGAATAAACCAATTGCTTATCACATTTTAGGAGATCACCCTGGGGAAACATATACACGAAGCGGAAAAACAAGGACAAGGATACCAGCGGATCAAATTATCCATCGATTTTATAGAAAACGTTTGGAATCAACACATGGCGAACCGTTAATGGTTGGAGCAATTTCAGGATTAAGACATTTGGAAAAGTTTGAGGAAGCTGAACAAATTGCCGCTCGCCTTAGTGCCTGTGCAACTGTTGCAATCGAGAGAGATAGTTCAATGCCGTACGAAGGTGAGGAATATTTGGATCAAGAATTAACACCCGGTGGAAAATTTGAATTGGAACCTGGGGAAAAAGCAACATTATTAAACCCAACACATCCAAATGCCAATTATGAAAGTTTTAGGAGAGGAGTTTTACAAGGTGTTGCCTCTGGATTATTAACAAATTATCCAAATTTAGGGCAAGATTATGGTGGAGTTAGTTATTCATCATTGAGAGAATCAAAATTAAACATTAAGGCATTAACAAATGTTTACAGAATGTTAAATGTTGAAAATGAGGAAGAACATATTTTCAGAGCTTGGCTTGGTTATGTAATAAGAACTGGACAGATTAAATTGCCAGCTTCTAATTTTGAAAATTTTGCCAAAGGTAATTTTGTTGGTAAAGGTCATGAATGGGTCGATCCTTTAAAAGATGTTAAGGGTTTGGAAATGGAATTGTCAATTGGTGCAACTAGTTTGAGCCGTGCAGTTAAAGAACGCCTTGGTGTTTCATTGGATGTAATTATACAGGAACGCCAACGAGATATTGAAGCATTTGAAAAGGCAGGATTACAAGTTCCAGCCGTTTTACGGGAGCCAATAGACGAAACAGATCTATTAAATGAGGAAAATTAATATATAAGTAATAATATGGAAATAGGATACAGAACGTTTAAAGTTACCAGAGCCGAGGATGATGAATATCCAAAAGGCATTTTAACTACTGAACAACCAGTTGCCATGTATGATTGGCAAAGAGCGGAATACATTCCAGAAGTTTTATTGATGTCAGGAATGAAAGCCAGAGGCAAAACAATCAAATTATTGGATACACACAAAACGGATTCTGTGTCTAATGTTTTAGGATCATTTTCAAATCTTGAGCGAAAACAAGCTGGAGAAAGAGAAGTGCCTTACAATTTTGTTGAAGGTCGTATTGAAGTTTCATCAGTACATCCAGAAATTAAAACAAAATTGGACGAGGGACATATCAATGAAATGTCAGTTGGATATAAATATACAGAAGATAAAACTGTTTATATTCCTAAAGGCAAAAGTAAGGAAATAGATGGTCAAAAATTTGAAGGACCTGTGAATATACGAACAGAATGGCACGCTGAAGAGGCGTCATTAGTTCCATTGGGTGCTGACTCACAGGCACAAATTAGAGGATACAAAGATTTTAACGAAGCACAGCAAAAAATTTCACGCCAAAAAGGTGAATCTGAAAGCGAGCTTGAGGATGTGACAATCCAAGAAGCTGAAACCAATGACACGGTTAGCAACGAAGAAAAACCAAATGGTGAGAAAACCCAAACAATAACACCCAACACACAAAACAAAAACGATATGGAAAATATTGATAATAATGGTGTCGAGGAACAAGTTAATGCTGCTGTTAAGGCAACTAAGGATGCATTTGATAAACGTGCAGATGCAATTCTTGCCCTTGGTGAAGAAGTAGGAGATTCAAATTGGGCTCTCTCACAACTTCGCTCTGACAGAAGTGTTGAACAGGTTCAACGTGAAGCCATTTCAAAAATAAAAGAAGATTCTAAAAGTTTAGGATCTTTATCACAGCCCGAGCCACTCGGACTTAACGAAAAGGAAAGCAAGTCTTACTCCATAACTAACGCCATGAAAAGCTTGGTTAATGGAGGCAAAGTTGAAGGCTTGGAAAAAGAAGTTTCTGACGCAATTGCAAAACGTAGCGGAAAAGAAACACACGGCTTTTTCCTTGCATCACAAAGAGATCTTGTTGCCGGTACTGCAACTGATGGAGCCGAGCTTGTTCCTACAGACACAAGGGGCGGAGATTTTATCGACGCATTAAGACCAAACATGGTCACAATGCAAGCTGGAGTCAGAGTCCTCAATGGTCTCAAAGGTGATGTTTCTATTCCTAGAAAAACATCAACAAGTGAGGCAACTTTTAAAGCTGAAGTTGCAACCCATACCATAAGTGAACCACAATTTGATTCAGTCACTTTAACACCAAGGCATCTTGGTTGTTTCACTGACGTTTCAAAACAGCTCCTTGCTCAGGGTTCTCCTGACGTTGATGCTCTTATCCGTGACGATCTTAATAAAGCAATTGCTGTAGGTTTGGATAAAGCTGTTATACAAGGCGCTGGAGATGGT